GCGGTGATTACGAAAGCGATAACAAGGAAGTTATCGCAAAGCTAGACGGGGCTAACGGTGTTAAGGTTGTTAAAGCTGAAACGCCAAAAGCTAAACCAGTGAAAGATAAGAAATAAATTAATAGCCCTGTTAACGCAGGGCTTTTTTATAAGGTGTTTAGTAATGAGTGAAGAATTACAATTATTTAATGTTGGTATCGGTGCTGATATGCGCCAAAATGTTGACGGTATTGGTTGGACATGGAAGTTTGCAAGCGAAGCGGATGCAGCAGCATCAAACGGTACGTTGTTTGAATCATCTGGCGCACCTGCTACAGCGGCTCAAGGTGTGGCTCAAATCATTGGCATTGAAACTGGTGATAACCCTATACTAATTGATAGCATCAATATAGGCGGCGTTATAGATAGTGCGACTGTGCAAATATTCACAGGCGCAACATATACAGGTGGAACGGCTTTAGATGCTTTTAACGGTAATGATGTAAACATAAACACATCAACCGTCAACATATCATTAGCGCCAACTGTAACTGATGACGGTGACGCATTAACAGCGTTATTAACCCTTGTTGGTGCGCAATCAGTGAACACAAAACGATACCTAAAGCCTAACACTAAGTACATTTTTAAGTTCATCAATCTTGCACTAACTGCGATCCCGTTAGTGCCGATAACTTTCAGATGGATAGAAAGAAATGCTTGATTATATTAGCAGTTGGTTTAATGATACCCTAAAATCATCAACGGATAGGTTGCGAGTCCAAAACACAACCACAGCACAGGATGCAGTTATTAACGGATCTGTGTTCACTACCAAGTGGCGTGAAAACTCTATTGCAGCGGGTGCTAGTGTTTATGCTGAATTTACCGTTCCTGTCGATACTGCCATGTCATTGACCAAGCGTATTATTAACACTAGCGGTGATAGTTTTAAATATAGAGTTTATCCGCAAGGTTCGTATACTGTAACTACTAATAAAACGGACGATGGCAATTCATTCGCTAAAACCAGAAGTAACAGGCAAGATGCAAGCTCAACGCAAAACTTGGTTAGGAAAACGGTAACTGGCACACCCACACTAACAAGTGCTATTATTTACGATGACGTGTTTGGCTCTGAGGGAAATGGTAATCGCTCAAGTGGTATAGCTGAATCTGATGATAGTTTTTTAATTCTTACTGGTGGCCAAACGTTTCTTCTAGAATTAAACAACGGCGGCGATACTGCAAAAGCTGCATCGGTTGAGTTGGAATATTTGTTATATCCCGAATCTTTACTGCCGACACTTAGTTAATAAAAAACCGCCTTAATTGGCGGTTTTGTTTTTAGTCACACAAGTTAAGGAATAACAGTACAGCGCCGAAAAACGCCCACCCGCTATCATATTGAAAACCGCAATACATACATATTGCAAATGCTATTACTTTCGCTAAATCTCTCATCATTCCATCTCATCAATTTTCTTACAAACAAGCCAGTTATAAAACTCAATCAATTCATCGCTAAAATAAATTAACTCTTGCGCTCTATCTGCGCCATGTTTTGTTTCATCTAGCCAAGCTCTGACTAGCTCTTTACCTTCTTCCATTTCTCACCACTCCACCTCATGCGCGAATTTGTAACCATCTTTTAAGCCTGTGAATTCGACTATGTAATATTTTCCAAATACATCGTCATCAAGCACAACCAAACTCAAATTAAATACATCTTTAGGTATTAATTCAAATTGCGCTACGGTCATAAACTGTGGGTGGTTCATGCGTGGGCGGCAGTGTTTCCATGCGTTATCGCCGTTGCAATCATACGGATATTTTGAATCTCCTATTTTAACTAATTGGGCAAGATACCACACATTACCATCTGTGCTAAACTCAACATCTAAACCGCATTTAATCATCCACTCCATAGGAACAGCTTTTACAGCGTGCTTGTCGTGGTCTAGTGGTCGGAATTTATAAAGGTCAGTCTCGAAACCGTTACTATAATTTCCAGTATGCGCACCTTTTATTATTCTACCGACAACAGTTGACTTGTCAGCGTATAACACCTCTATAGTATTAAAGTTTACTGAACTACCTCTTGGGTCAAACGACAGTGCTGCCTCACATTCACAACCCACAGGCGGCAAACTAATCGCTTCACCCTTATCATAATCATACCAACTTGCCTTCATGTTTTTACTCTCCTGTTTTTCTTTATATTGCTCGTATTCTTCGCGGGTGCATGACTTTGCATTTGATAGCGAAAGATTTCCTATGTGAGAAATAAAGCTAATCCCATTATCATCACTAGAAATCGCGTGCGTCATACCAATAGGCCATTCCTTATAAGCCGCATAAACATCTTTAACTGTTTTCATTTTCTTTTAACTCCTTTAGTTTTAATTCTGTGTTAATAACAAGCTGCTTTGTTAGCATAAACCCCACCTCATCGGGAAAATCAGCCACCTTAATTAACTCCTGCAGTTCTCTAAACTCTTTCATTATTTCTGCTTTGTTCATACTATTCACCTTAAAATTAATCAGTGTTTGAATAGTACAACAAAAAATTGCATAATGTGGTATGACCAGTTTAAAGGTAAATAATAATGGCATTTGTATTGGAAGACGGCACAGGCATTGAAGATGCAAACGCTTTGGTTAGTGTCGCAGAATTAACAACATATTTAGAAGACAGAAACGACACAACAGTCTATACCGATGAACAAAAACAGGCGGCAATTATTAGCGCGTCTGTTGATTACATTGATACGTTTTTCACAATAAAAGGCACAAAGTTAAACGCCGACCAAGGCATGCAAATACCGACTGATTGCGTACCGTTAAATGCAACCGTTAAGCGTGCAGCGTTACAAGCGGCTAACTTGTCACTAGTTGGACGCTTATTTGTTGACCCTACTAGCATTGAATCTAGGGCGGTTACTAGCGAGTCTAAGAAAGTTACAACATTATCTAAAACAGTTGATTATGCAGAGAATGCAACATATACAACTAAATACCCGACTACTGCAATAGATAGATTATTATCTCCATACATTACTTGCACTTCGAGCGGTTTAGGCTCTTTGGTTAGTGCGTAATGGCAACAACTAAATTAGAGTTTCAAGAATTAGCTGACGAGTTAATTAACGGTGAATTTGCAGACTTCCGTGTTGCGTGTGAGTTTGTAAAGAAAGGCGGGTTTACTCCACCAGATACTATTATTCCAGACACAACCGACACAGTTAATTGCATTATTGAAGATTACAATGCGAGCCAGTTTAATGGAGTTCAAATACAAGTTAATGATTTTAAACTATTAGCTAGACCGCAAGAATTTACCACGTTAACACCACGTACTGACAATTTAAAAGTCACAGTGCAAGGTCAAGTCTGCACTGTAATTAGTGCGGAACAAGACCCCGCTAATGCTGTGTGGGTTATACAGGTTAGGGGTTAGTTGACTACACCAGCCAATAACCCTAATTCGATATTGGCAGTTTATCTTTCAGCCTCAAAATGATGCCTAAGTGCGGTTGGTAACCAATATTTCATACCATACTTTGGCGACTCAAACATCATAGACACCTGCCCGAAATAACTGTCTAAACCTCTATAAGTGACAAGTCCGTGAGTTGTGCTTTGGTAAGTTTTGCCTTCTATATAATCTTGCTTCATTTCCACCTCCTAATTAATCGAACACCAAGTATACATACTTAAATTTGTTATGTGGTACGACCAGTGCTATTATTACGCAAAGAGGTGTTAATCATGAGTTTTACAGCACAGTTGTCTAATGCAGTTGGCAACATTGAAGAAATTGTCGATACAACATGGCGAAAGTCTGTATCGCAAGCTTTTAATGAGGTTGTGCAAGCTACGCCAGTGTTGACGGGTGCGGCGAAAGCCAGTTGGTTAATAGGTAGAGCTAACAACAACGCGATTGGTTATAAAATATTAAACGTAACTCCGCTTGATGTGGTACCAGTTGGCAACTCAATGTTATTGTTTTCTAACTTGCCATACATTGAGCGACTAGAAGATGGTTACTCGTTAAAAGCATCTGCGGGCATGGTTAAAATCGTTGAAGCTAGATGGGCTAATATAGTGAAATTCAATTATGACAATAGTTAATATTTACAGAGGGTTGATAGAGGGTGTAGTTGATGCAAACTTATCTGATTATCCTGTAAGCTGGCCAAACTCAGCATTTACAACACCAAATGATGAAATTTGGTTACGCGCGAATATATTAGACATGGGCGATTTACCCGTCACACTTGGTACTAGTGGATTAAATGAAGTATCTGGCGTTATGCAAGTAGATGTATTCTGCCCGAAATTAACAAACGCTTACTTGGATGCAATTAACGCAGTAAGTGAGATTAAAACAATATTAAAAACTGGCGCAGATTTAGAATATAACAGCCAGTGTATACGAATAAACAGCGCTCCATGTAGGCCGTCCGAAGTTGAGGACGCTTGGTATCGTTGGATTATAACAGTAAATTATACAGCATATTTAAATAGAGGTTAATAACATGACTATAGCAAGTGGTAGCGAACATTCGTTATATTACGTAGAAGAAACGGTTACTGGTACAACTCCTACCACGCCCGTTTTTAGTCCATTTAGACACACAGGTACGACTTTAGCGTTAAGCAAAGACAGTATTCAATCCGAAGAATTAGGCGGTCGTCATATCCGATGTTTCCGCGCGGGTAATAAACAGGTTGGCGGGGATGGTTCATTGCAGCTTTCATACGGCGACTTTGATGATATGTTAGAGGCTGTAACTTGTGGTACGTGGGAGACTGACGCACCGATTGCAGGTACTGACCAATTGCTAACAGGTTCAACTCGTAGGTCGTTTACTTTTGAACGTTACTTTGCTGATATTAGTCAGCGCATACGTTATACAGGTGTTGAGTGTAATGAGTTATCATTATCTATTGCACCTAATGCGCTTGTGACAGGTTCAATCTCATTTGTAGGGCTAGACCAAGACCCGACAAATACAATGGTTGCAGGTGCTACATATGACACGCCATCATCACAATGCCCGTTTGATTCGTTCAGCGGTGTGATTAAAGAGGGCGGTTCTGAAATTGGCATCGTAACGTCTATTGATATGACGTTAGCTAATGGCATTGAGGCGCTATTCGCAGTCGGTAGTTCAAGCGCTGTTGATAAATCAATTGCGCGAACAAACGTAACTGGCACAATTACCGTGTATTTTGAAGATATGGTGATGTTAAATAAATTCGTTAACGAGACTGCATCTTCACTAGAGTTTACTTTAGTTGCAGAAGATACTAGCGAGTTACGTTTTTACATGCCTAATATCAAGTACACTGGCGGTCAACCTGATGTATCTGGTGACGGTGCAATTACATTAAGTATGCCGTTTCAATCGTTGTATGATGCAACAGAAGAAAGCGAACTGGCGATCGAAAGAACACCAGTTTAAAAAATTGGTTGCGGCTAGACTGAATAGTTGAAAGCGGATTCATCCACCGTTGCCGC